TATATATAAAAAATGTCTACAAAACCAGATGGTTATGATAAATGGCGGTTCTCAATTATTGGTGGCTTTATTGTATTATTAATATTTAACAGTTATACTTTTAAAGTTACAAATAGTATTTTTGGAAATATATTAAATAAATCTAATTGCCCTACTTTATTTGGTTATGTATTACATACAATTGTTTATATTATATTTGTAAGATTATCTATGGGTATATAGTTAATTTGTTAATTTGTTAATTTGTTAATTTGTTAATTTGTTAATTTGTTAATTTGTTAATTTGTTAATTTGTTAATTTGTTAATTTATTAATTTTTTATAATATATTATGTTATAATATATTATGATTAAACATAGGTTCTTTCAATTGTTAAAAAAAATAAACGTTGAAATACTATTAATAGTTGTAGCATTATTTGTAGCATTATTTGTAGCATTATTATTTTATAATAATGTAATAATGGAAAACATGACTATCAATATTTATACTGATGGTAAAGGTTATAAATTAAATGAAGTAAAAGATACATCAAACGTAAAACCATATACTAAGAGCAATACTAATAATGCTTCTAGTTATCCAACTGAGTTACAAGAAAAAAAATTTAATAGTGCGCAATCCAAGACTGGAGAAAATACAAGACCAGTTAAAAACACAGAAAAGACAGAAAAGACACAAGCTAAGAAAGAGGCAGATGTTTCTATTGAAAAACGAACTTCTAAATATATAGATACTTTCACTGGACCAATAACAGCGGAACCACCATAAAACCATAAAACAATAAAACAATAAAACCAAATATAAATATATTACTTATACATTTTACAAACTATATATAATATTTTAAATTTTTACTTAAAGATTTAATCCGTTTTTAAACTAAATAAAATATATGTTATCAAAAGAATACATTAGTAATAATAATAATAAACTAACAATAAAGACTGTTCAAATTGCACCATTTCGCATATTAATGGCGGCATTGAAAGATATTTTGTTAGAAACAAACATTGTATTTACAAAACAAGGAATTAAAATAATCAATATGGATAAGACACATACAATATTGGTTCATTTATTTTTAAAAGCGGAAAATTTTGAATTTTATGAATGCAAAGAAGAAAAAATAATAGTAGGTGTCAATATTCTCCATTTATTTAAATTAATCACAACTATAGATAACGATGACACATTAACAATTTATATTGAAAACGAGGATTACAATGAAGGTATTGTAACAGAATTAGGATTAAAATTTGAAAATGGAAATATAAAACAATCAAAAATTCAAAAGTTAAAATTAATAGAACCAGAACAAGATGAACTAGAAATTCCTGATGTGGAATTCTCATCTGTTATTAATATGCCTTCAAATGACTTTCAAAAAATAATTAGAGATTTAGCAGCTATTTCAGAAAAAATAGAAATAAAATCTGTCGAAGACGAATTAATATTTAAATGTTCTGGACAATTTGCTAAAGCTGAAATTAGAAGAAGCGAAAACAATGCTAATATGCAAATAAAAAATAAGCAACATAATAAAATTATACAAGGTGAATATTCTCTCAAAAATTTATTATATTTTATTAAATGTACCAATTTATGTAATCAAATTGAAATATATTTGGAAAATAATAGACCTCTTATTGTAAAATATAACGTTGCTTCATTGGGTGAAATTAAAATGTGCTTATCGTCATTACCTAGTTCTAATAATTAATTATTTGTGTTGCTTAAATACGCAAATTTGGTCTTCAATATTAAATATATTATGAATACTAAAGGGATCTTTATTAGATGATGTGTCAAAATTCTCAAAACAATCCTTTTTTTTCATCCAAATCTTAATTATACAGAAATTCTTCTTAGGACTAATAGATAGCCCATTAATATTATTCATAATATTTTCGTCTTTAATTAAAGTATTGCCTATAATTTTATATAATAAAATTTTAAAAATAGCAATAATGTTTGTATTACTTATTTTGTAAGAAAAACACCCCCCGTCAATATTGTCCTCTGTCTCCCATAATGGTAAAATATTATCTTTCATGAAAAAAACCATAGTTTTCTTTATAATATTTTCATGTAAAGTTTCAATAAATAGTGTCATTTCTTTTAAATATGAAAATTTGGAAATAAGTTTATAACTTTCAAGGGTCCATATATTATCATTTTGATAATGTATCCAACAAGTCCAATCATTGTTTAATTTATTCATAAATATATTATGAATAAATAAAATGTTTTTAATATATGTTAAAATAGTTAATAATAGTATATGTTTATAGTATATGTTTATAGTATATGTTTATAGTATATGTTTATAGTATATGTTTATAGTATTACCTACTTGATGTAGTTGATGTAGTTGTTGTTGTTGATGTGGTCGATGTATTTGGTGTAGTTGATGAATAATTAGCTATAGTTGTGCAATCACCTGCTGCGTTTCTCACTCTTCCAGGAGGACAAAGCTCATAACACACTAGTCCGGTCTTCGATTTATATGTTACCGGTGTTTCATTTACAGGACATGGTCTATTGTTAGCATACTTATTTACTGATGATATAATATTACTTGTGCTATTTGTTCCATACGTTGTTAAATCTTTGTTATTATATTTTAGAGCATATTCACTAGTTTTTGCTGCATCTTTGGACGTATTCCATGCATTTTGCTCGGCTGCTGATAAATTTTTCCACATAGCTTCAATAGTTGCTTCTATTTCTATAGTACTAACCCGAGGATTTTTACTTTCTAATTCTCTCTTTACTGCTGCATGCTTGTTGCGCTTAAATAAATCGTAACCATCAACTTTATAAACAGTACTATATTTATTATTATAACTTGTATATTTATTAGGATTATTAATAGTATTAGGATTAGTATTTGGATTTGTTATTGATAGCGTTACATATGGATCTGTAACCCCCATAGCAGATTGCCTTGTTGTAATATAATCATTAAATAATGTATTGTTATTCATTATACTATTTGAAAATATAGTATGATATAATTGCGGATTATTCATATACTTGATAAATGAATATTCGCCAAAATAGTTTAATATTTTATCAGCTATGAAAAACTTTTTGGGGTTATTAGATAAATCATAAATAGAGTTCGAATTAAAAGGCAATTTATATGTTTTATCAATGTCATCATAAAATTTATAACGTAATTGATCTCTATCAATTCGGTTTTCTTTCTCGTATTTGTCATAATAATAGGCATATTTTTGTTGATTTAATTTCTCTGATGCTGTTAATTCTAGATATTCACCCGATAAATCTCTCGCATTTTGTGTTCTGGACTGGATATCCTTGTTTTTAGGATCAAGACCGAAAACCTGCAATAATAAAGTAGATATAATTGTCATCATAATAATTGGTATTAAAACAACAATCCACGCAATAACGACATATCCTAAATCGCACAATATATTAATTATTAATGTAAATACAAGCATAAATATAAATTTTAGAAAAGCCTCATTAATGCTATTATTATAAATATCTATAAATATTTGAATTAACGAAAACCCTATATAAATTAAAGCAGGCGCACAAATGCTTGTTAAAATCATTAAAATAATATATATTATATTATAATATATTATATATTATATATTAATACAAGAATTAATATTTGAATTAATATTTGAATTAATATTTGAATTAATATTTGAATTAATATTTGAATTAATATTTGAATTAATATAAGAATTTATATAAGAATTTATACAAGAATTTATATTTGAATTTATATAAGAATTTATATAAGAAAACATATTATTTTTCTTGTAACAGTTGAATAATCGAATTATTTTTTTCATTCATGATTTTATAAACCTCTAATTGCCCCTCAATACCACTAATAATCCTATCCTTCTCTTCTAACATTTTCGCAAAATTCTGCAGTTGCTCTTGCTGCTTTTGAATAATTTGAACTATTTGCTCATTATTTAATACAATTTGTTGCCCGTTTTGATTTAATACAATCTGACCTTGACCACCATTTTGTTGCATTGCCATATTTTTACGTTCTTCCTCAATTTCTTTAATTTGCTTTAATACATCAGGCTTATTTGACGGATCACCGGGTTGATAATTTTGTAATAGTCCATCTATTTTTTCCATATAAAATTGTCGCATGTCCTCGTCTTTAACAAATTCAGTTACGGTTCTTGCTGATGTTTTTTGATAATCGTTTTCACCTTGTTCCAATAATTTTTTCTTATCAAATGTATTGTGAATATGCGAAAATACTAAAATTGTTTTTTTAGGCTCTAATTGAACAAAAGGAACACTGTAATTCTTTAAAAACGCCTTTTCTTCCGCTAAAGATGCAGTGTCTTCATATCTATGGTCTTTTAATAACTCACGCTTGAAAGCAAATGTTCCGGCTGTAGCATGATTTGGACCATATGGACCAAATTGAAACATTTTTTGAATATGCTTGAACCATATATATATTTCACTCGACCCAGCACATAGTGCCGATGGGTGAGATACTAACATATTTACTGCATGCGAAACGCGTTCGGGTGGATAATAATCATCGTCATCCATATACACAATTATATCGCCAATTGACTTATCATGCATAAGATTTCGCTTTTTCCCTAATGTCATTTTCCCATCATATTCATAATACTTTACTTGCGGAATATGAGAAACAAGATCCTTTATTTTATCTGTCCCATCATCAATAATAATCCATTCCATTCTATCTTTTGGATAATTTTGATGCATAAAACATTTAATTGTATATTCCCAAAAAGGCCGCCTATTGAATGTAGGAGTGCATATACTTACAAAAGGTAATTCTTTTTTGTCTCCGCTCTTTTTCTTTCCCATAATAATATAAATATAATAGTTCTTATTTTCTTATATTTATATTATATTTTATTATATTATATATCATATTTTGTATTATATATTATATATTATAATTTTTATATTATAATATAAACGTTCTTACCAAATTACATTACATTTTTAATATTTTATACAAAATAAGGAGAGCAAGTAATCCGCCTAAAATTCCGGTTGTTACCTTATTTAATGTACTAAGTGACGCCACCAATATTGTTACACAAAACATTATTGTTAATAAATTGCCATGACTTTTAATAATATCCAAAAATTCCACAGTATTGTATAATGGTATAAAAAACATGTTAAATAATAACGACACTGTTATGTAAAGAAATCCTAATGTAGCAGACATTAAACCAATACTAAGTGATAATGCAATCATTATCATTATTGGAAATATTAATAATATATCCAGAAATAAATGACCTATTACTCTATAAAGCAGCCTTTTCTCTTTATATTGATATGCCGAATAAAACATTCTCTTATAGTCCATTAGTTTATAATAACTACGAGGAATATCACATTGTCTATAAAAATTTTCGAACGCCATAGATGGATACCACCATAATAATAACATACCAACTATAGTACTTACAGAAAACGAAAATGCCGCAATTATTACTAAAACATATAATATGTAACCATTTGCCCCGTTTAATTCCAGTATATTTGCATAATTAGCTATAATATTAAACAAAATTCCCGTAAAACATAAAAACATAAAATTGCTTAATACTGGATTATGTTTAATTGTTTGTTGATATATTATAGAAAGACGTTTCAATAACATTGAAATAAGTGATCTACTCAAAAGAACTGTATATAGAAAAAATAATGCAAATGCTCTAAAAGGCATTCTTAATAATTCTGACTTAATATTATTATTAGCATAATCAATGAGATTATACGGAAAAGGTTTTTGTTTCAGCACTTCAACATCATGCACAGTGATGCATTTTGTTCCATTTGCCGCATATTCTGCATATGTGCTCATAAATCCGGTCTTTTCTGGTCCACCGCCTGTTAAAATGTTGGTTGTTTTATTGCATTCCTGATAAGGATACGTACATAAATCAGTCGGAAACATGTAATCTATTACGCTCAGCCTTTTCCTATTAAAACAATTTGATTTATAATAAATACAGTCTTTGCATTCGCCATATTTAAAAATAAATTCATAACATGCACCTACAATTGCCGTTATAATTACTGTAATAGCACTAACTATGATTAAAATTACAATTTCGGATATTACTAAATTTCTTTTTCTAATTGGGGCTGAATGACATATTGAGCGCCGATTTGTTCCGCTTATGTCTGTTAAATCTATACCCATATCATAAAACTTACTGTCTTCTTTATTAATATCTGGTGTAAAATAAGCACTGCATGGTTCATTTGATACATCTGCATAACAACAACCATAGGGTGTTTCTTCATTAATATTATTTGTAAAATGAAATGTAGCACTACTGCATACACCTATATCTGGGTAAGTACTATCTATTACAGAAGCCCCAGGAAGATTACTACATATATCTATTCTAGCAGGACACTTTCCTGATATTTTTGGTAAATTACCAAAAATTGGATTATCGGAATATATAGGTTCATTCATAATATAATATTAATATAACATATTATAATATTTTGAAATTATTTAAACATAATATAACATATTTTTAAATTATTATAACCTATATAAAATATATTTTTAAATTATTTAAACATAATTAATATTAAATAAATAGTATTAGCATGAGCCAAAATATTTATTGTTATAAATTCGAGACTATGGATAAATATCTTGATTTTAGGGATGTATTAATTCTTCCTAAAAAATCTAAAATAAACAGTAGAAAAGATGTTGTTCTTGAGCGGACTATTGTTTTTCAAAATGGGGTGTCTTGGACAGGAATACCTATTATTGCAGCAAATATGACAACTACTGGAACATTGGAATTATATAAAGTATTAAGCACTTATAAAATTATTACTGCTCTTCATAAATTTCATAAATTACAAGATTTACTGGATTATAATAATGAAAATAGTGATTTAAAATTAAATCCTGACTATTTTATGATTTCAACAGGTATAAGCGACGACGATTATACTAATTTAAAAGTTATTTTAGATAATTTTGAGTGTAAATTCATTTGTGTTGATGTAGCAAACGGATACATTTCTAAATTTAGAGATTTTTGTAAATCATTAAGAAGCGACTATCCTGAAAAGATTATTGTAGCAGGTAATGTATGTACATTCGAAGGAATAGAGTTATTAAATCAATTAGAAATGGACATTGTTAAGATTGGTATTGGCGGAGGGAGTGCATGCACTACGCGAATTCAGACAGGAGTAGGGATGCCACAGCTTAGTTGTATTTTAGAATGTGTTCAAGCCTGTAAAGAGCATAATCATATTAACTCCTTAATTCACTATAAGTATGATGAAGATCAACTAATTAGGTCTTTTATTTTAAGTGATGGCGGCATTACTTGCCCGGGTGATCTAGCAAAGGCATATGGAGCGGGTGCGGATTTTGTAATGATTGGTGGAGCATTTGCCGGACATGATGAAAATCCAGGACAAATTGTTAACGATGAAAAGACGGGTGCTAAATATAAGTCGTTTTATGGTATGAGCTCGACTTATGCAATGACAAATAATTATGCTGCAAATAATAATACTAATTATAGAAGCTCTGAAGGGCGCGAACTTAAAGTTGCTTATAAAGGATCGCTAAAAAGCAGTGTAGAAAATTATTTAGGAGGACTTAGAAGTGCATGCACTTATACAAATAGCGCTAATTTAGAAGAATTGGCAGTCAATACAAAATTTATTATTGTAAATAATCAATATAATTCACACTTAGTGGAGAGAAAAATTTGAATGTATATTTTTAATGTTATTTATTGGTAAAAATCGCTATTTATTATTATTTAGAAACATAATAATAAATTTTATAAATATATTTATATTACTATATTATAGTATATACTAATAATATTATGAAACTTAGTAATAATAGCAGAAATTATATTAAAATAGTAATAATATTATTTATAATACTTTCAAGTATTTATGTATTATATGTTTTTCATAACGATTATAGAATTATTGAAGGTCTTGCAACTGTAAAAGATTGCTCTAATTGCACGATTAGACCAACGTCCACAAATTGTGTTCCATTATATGATATTAGTTATACTTATACTAGAATTGGAACCACTAATAAATGGAACTTAGACATTTCTAATGCAATTACTGATAAAGTTTTTTGCCAATGGGAACCCAAATGTACTTTTGACAATATTACGTCACAAGATCAGCGTAATTCTCTCACAAATAGTAATATAGATCAAAGTATTTATGATATACGATGCTGCTCTGGAAGTCCTTTTTACGATAATAGCAATATAAATTTCAATTATAGCGCTATTAGAGATAATACAAGCAATATAGTAGATTGCTCGGCTATAAGAAGTTATTTCCAACAAAATAGAGCAGGAATTATTGAGCTATCTTATAATGAAAGGGATTTTAATGCTGCCACGCGAACATGTAATACTTTAGATCCATTAGGACAATTATTTAATAAACGAGGTATGTTATTTTCAAAAACTGAAGCTAGCTTTAATATTTTTAGTGATCAAAAAAGTATGCCTTCTGACATTATAAATTATGTTTCATTTAGTAATTTTAGATGGACATTAAAAAACCTGCCATCAGGCATAACAGCGGCAATGCTTAATGGTTATAATGAAGCAGAACTAAATACCGCACTATTAACACTTACACAAATGAATGATAATTTAACTTCAAAAGCGAGAACAGAAAATTTACAAAGGCAATTAAACAGATCCGATTTAACAAGTGCACAAAATACTAGCTTTCGTTCAATTTTAACTAGGTTTGAAGATGCTTTTAAAGTTACTGGCTTATTAAGAGACAGTAGAAGATTTAATTATAAATTAGTCAACAATGACAAGCTACCTAATCTTGACTATACACCATATACGGGTAGCGCATTAAGCAGTACTCAATATTTATTAAATTCAGAGCAGTTTTTTAATTGCATGGGCGAAGTAAAAAATGATATTAGCTCCTCATTTACTAGCGCGCAAATAACTGAGTTTAGCAATAATGATTACTTTGGAACTGCTGGCCGACCTGTTTCATTAGGCGGACTTGGTGAAGCTTCTTATAACGCTTTAGGGGCTATGCAAACTACAGGTTATCCAAGTAATAATGATTTAGAAATGGAATTACGAAGATTAGAAATAGTTCCTGCATCCGGAAATGCACCGGTTAGTGTAATAAGCTCTTATTTAAATGCTATCAATAGTTTTTACGAAAAACAAATACGAAATTTGACAGGACCACGAGAACACAGTTATAACCAACAATTAGTATTTGATAACAACAGTCTTGAAACAAAACAAGCCACCTTTTTCACATATAGCAAAGACACCAATAATGTTTATCCTTGTAGTCCAAGCGTTTTAGGTAATTCTAAATTTGAATATTGTGGTCCTGAAGCATATTATGAGAGCCCGCGCTTCTAAATATTTTTTATATATTTAAATACATTTTTTATATATTTAAATACATTTTTTATATATTTAAATATTTTTTATGGATAAGTATGTAGATAAGTACGTAGTCTATTTTGTATAGCTATGAAAAATAAAGGCTGCGCTTGCTCCTAATAATTGCGCAATTACAAATGCTAAAAATTTGATAATGTCCATTTTGTTAGACAACAACATCATAAAACTTACTGCGGGATTAAAATTACCGCCTGATACTTTACCGCCAAAATAAATAACAGATGCAAGCGCAATACCAATTGCTAAAGGGTCGCCTGTTTTTAATATTACCCCTAAGAAAATAAAAGTTCCTATAAATTCCGTAAAAAATTCTAAAATAATATTTTATATATTCATAAATTATTATAATTAGAATTAGAATTAGAACTATTATTAAATATTAGAATAATTGTTTTACCATAAATAAATATGACTTAAGATTTTTGCATTATAATAACCGTTTGATTTTCTTTTTTCGAGTGCAATAGCTGATCCTCGTTTTTTGGTTCCTGAATGCCTATTAAAATAGTTTTGCATGCGTTTGCGATTATTATGATTTTTATGCGAATATAATTTAAGCGGAGTTCTATCTTTATATTGTTCATAATCCGACGCACCAAAATGTATTTTGCGTATTATTTTTGTTGCTCTATTTTGAATGTATGCAGTATATTTTTTGCCACTAATTTTACTTTTTTCAAATTTAATTATTGTTTCTTTCATTTTTGTATATATAATAAAAATATATAAAGACAATAAAATAAAAGATATTTTATAGACCTATTTTATAGACCTATTTTATAGACCTATTTTATAGACCTATTTTATAGTAATACTATGCCTACACATATACCTATAAAATATTTGCCTAAAAGACTTAGTTTTAGAGATAGAAAACGACAACTTAGACAGCTTAAGAGATCGCGCAATGCTTACAAGAAGCACATTTATATTACACGTAAAAAGGTTAAATCGTATAAATCCAAAAAATCAAAGCACATATTAAAAGCGGAGCGTATATATAAATTGGCTAATCTCTCTATAAATGCCAATCTCTCTAGAAAGACCGGTTGCTCTATAAATTCGCTACGCAAAATTATGAAAAAAGGTCAAGGAGCGTATTATTCTTCTGGGTCAAGACCCAACCTATCAGCACATAGTTGGGGATTGGCCCGCCTAGCGAGCTCAATAAGCGGCGGAAAAGCGGCGGCAGTTGATTATAGCATATTAAAGTCCGGTTGCTCACATAATTCCAAGGCTTTGAAATTGGCAAATCAAGCAAAGAAAAAACACGGACATGGTACGCGAAGAGTGCCTAAAACAATATTATAGTTAATTCTTTATATATGTTTTAATATATATAATTTCGCTATGATAATTTCGCCATGTTAGCGCTGCCACATTAGCCCCGCAAGCCCATTTTGAAATACTAATAAATTATATTTTTCTTCAATAACATATAAATTATAATAATATTTATAAATATTTGTAGGATCTTTAGTAATTCCAATTACTACCCCAGTTAATGGATCACATATTGGTATAAAAGCAGCACTCGCATCTAATGGTGGATTACTATAATTATTATATTCAAATTCAATCGTTTTGAAAAAATTAGTATTAAATGCTCCATTAGGCTGCTGCTTAAACGGATCAGTTGTTAATCCGAAATTATAACAATATAAACCCACCTTTGAACATGACCCGCTAGATTTACTATACTTTTCCAATTTACTAAATATTGCGCTGTCAAAATCATATTCTCTGTATTTACCGTCGCAAATTATAGCAAAGTTTTTCAGTATTTCGCACTGATTGGTTTGCTCAGTTGCAGACGGACTGTTGCCCGTAATATAAATATTTCTTGAAATATCGGAGCTATAACTAAATAATGGACTATAATATTTATGATTAGTAAGATATAATTTTTGTAAATCATTTGGGATCTTATTTTCATACAACCAATTCGTATAATTAGACCACTCATTGCGCTCTTTAACGTCGCTTCTTTGAAAATACCACATCCAATTTTTTATTAATCCGTTGGACTCCAACTTTATTTTACTAGACTTAATAACTTTATTAAACGCATATTCATTCACTTCGCGAATTAAATAAGTTTGGCTGTTTTGCGCAAAATATATTCGCTCTTCTTCTCCTAAAAAACATTGCGTACATATTAAATGAATGTCACTGTTTATTCGTGACGTTAAATCTTTATAGCTATCAACATCTTTTACTATCTCACTTAGTGGTGGAGGATTAATAAACCTTTTAAATTGATAATCTATTATGTTTTGGTTTGCTTGTATTTGCGGATAATTATTATATGGTATACTATTTCTTGGATTACTATATAATACGTCTTTTATTGTAAATAACTCTTGTAATGGTCTTAATGTGAAATTAATCACTAATTCACTATATTGTAAACAAACCAATGGAAATGCCATTATTGAAGACAATGTAAACCACGAATTTATTGGTATATATAAACTATATTCACGGATTGAGGGTTCTATTCCACTTATATCAGAAGCGTCATCTTTGTAGACACTTGGATAATTATTATTTCTATTATTATAATTTGCCGGATCGTTTAACTCATCGATATGCCCAGTCATAATATCAAATAGCCCTTTCTTGTGTGTATCATAATCACGCTCTACAATGTTTTGTAAGTAATGCCCGCTAAATTTTTGAATTATTGAACCATTTATAGTTATATTGACAGTTTCAATAATTTGACATCCAATATGCTTTATCCACTTAAACTCGTACGGCCTATATTCGCTAACGCTAGAAGTAATGTTAGAAGTAATACCAGAACTAGATGTAGAAGTAGTAGTAGTAGTACTAGTATGTTTCAATATTGGACTATATATTCTTGGCAATTTTACAACTAAATAAGTATCCATTAATAAATCGCCGTAGCGCTGTATTTTAAAACTATAACTTGAACTTTTAGTTATATCTAATTCCATTTGCCCTGTTTGGTCTATTCTAAATTTTTGTAATCCAAAATTAGTATACTTATAATACGCAGATTTAAAAAAGGTATTGGTAGGATTGCCTGTCAAAATAATATTTTGATTTCCTAGCGCTATTAAATTTAATAGTCCTCCTGCCATATTATAATATATTATATTAATAAATATAATATATTATATTTATTTATGTTATAATCTGTATTTTTAAATTAAATTTAACATTAATATTATATAATATATAATATGCCTTCCCGATTAATAGATTTAGATAGTAATCAATATTTTTATATAACATTAGTAATAATTATATTTATATTACTAGTTCTATTTAGTTGGGTTGCAAATAGACTGGGTTTAAAAGATAGATCATGCGATAAATTAGCAAGATATTGGCCAACATTAACAAATACTTCCTATTTTAACTTACAAACATCTAACTCAGCACCAACATTTAAACCCGACGCTAGACCTTACTTTGATGGCTCTTCTTGCAAATTAATAAATTATCATGTTAAAAGTGCTTATAATTGTTGCTGTGGGGATGGCTATAAAAACAATTTTGTAGCTTTATGTGCTTTAGAAAAAGCTATTTCAAATGGTTGCCGATTTTTAGATTTTGAGATCTATTCATATAACAATGACCCTATTGTTGCGTCGTCAACAGCTGAAAATAATTATATTAAAGAAACTTATAATTCACTACTGTTAGAAGAAGTGCTAATTACAATTAAAGAAAAAGCTTTCAACCCAATATCAACAAATTGCGCAAATGATCCCTTAATATTACATTTTAGAGTTATGAGCACAAATGTGCCTATGCTTAAGACTATGGGAGACTTAATTAAAAGACATTTACATAGCGCTAATCAAACGTTCACATGTTCCACTAAAAAAGATATGAACCTTTTAAATACTAAAATGGGAGACTTATATCAAAAATTAATTATTATTTGTGACTTTAATCCACAACCTAGCATTATTACAACAACAGCCGAATTACAGAACTTGAATAACTATATTAATTTAAAAGCAAAAGGAACATATTGTCATACATATAGGTATAATCAGATTGTTTCCAAAAAAGGTTCTGCGCAATTTCTTGCAACTACAAAGTCTAAATTTGTAATAGTATTGCCTAATTTAGATAATTCAATAATAAACTTTGACACTACATTATCATTTGATACAGGATGTCATGCAATATGTATGAAACATCAAAATATAGATAATAACTTACTTGGATATAATGCATTGTTTAGATTACAAAAAAACTTTTCTTGGATTAAAAAGAAGACCACTTTATTAAATATTGATATTCCTGAACCAATAGTATATGATGCAACTCTTAATTATAATGATGTTTCATTATTTGATGAATAATAGCGCATTATATTATTGTATTATTACAACATTTTTAATTATTATATTATTACGACATTTTTATATTTGTTTATATTAAAGTATAAACAAATATATGGCAGAAACTTTTGAAGAAAAAGAATTACAAATATTGAGAGACGCTGTGGATAATGCTACTTCGCTTAGCGGCATTAAACTTGCTCAATCGGAAACTATAAAAAAAATAATAGGCATCTTAGAACATTTCTTAAGGACACATAAAACTCTCTGCTATGGGGGGACAGCTATCAATAATATATTGCCAGAACAATATAGATTTTATAATAAAGATATTGAAATACCAGATTACGACTTTTTTTCGCCGTATGCCATGGACTATTCGAGAGATTTAGCAAATATTTATTATAAAGCCGGATATGAAGAAGTTGAAGCAAAGTCGGGAGTTCATAGTGGTACATATAAAGTGTATGTGAATTTTATTCCTATTGCGGATATCACATACATGGACAACAATCTATTTAAAAATGTATACAAAAAGGCTATTAAAATTAATGCTATTAATTATTGCCCCCCTAATTTTTTGCGAATGGCTATGTATCAAGAGCTTTCACGACCAATGGGTGACGTATCGCGGTGGGAAAAAGTTCTAAAACGTATTATATTGTTAAATAATAATTTTCCTCTTCGCGGGCTATCTTGTAAGCATAAAGACTTTCAAAGACGATTTGAGGGAAATAATGATGAGCAAAATCATATTTATCAGATTTCTAGAAGTTGTTTTATAAATCAAGGTTTGGTTTTCTTTGGTGGTTATGCAAGTGCACTATATAGTAAATATATGCCGTATAAAGAAAAGAAACAAGCTGCAAACATTCCAGATTTTGATGTTATTAGTGATGACCCCGAAACAAGTGCTAAAATATTAAAAGAGCAATTGAATTATGAGGGTTTTACAAATGTAAGCATTAATAAAAAGCCGCCAATAGGCGAATATATAGACATTCATTATGAAATTATTGTAAATAAGGATGTAATAGCTTTTATTTATAAATCAACTGCCTGTCACAACTATAATATAATAGTTCTTGATGGACAAAAAATAAAGGTGGCTACAATAGATACAATATTGAGCTTTTACTTAATATTTATTTATGCTAATAGGCCATATTATGACGAAAATAGATTATTGTGTATTGCCGAATATTTATTCAAAGTCCAACTTAACAATCGTCTGCAACAAAAAGGTTTATTGAAACGGTTTAGTGTTACATGTTATGGTAAGCAACAAACATTAGAAGACATGAGAGAAGAAAAATCAAAAATATATTCGAGAATTAAAGACAAAACACTCTCTCGTACTTCAAAATTATATACAACTAATTTTTTTAGATATATACCTAAAGATGTTTTCGCTTCTTCAATTTCAAATAGTGATAATATTACTAAGAGCATTCACAATATAACAATAACGAAAAATAAACCGAAAAGTAAAGCGAAAAGTAAAGCGAAAAGTAAAACAAAAAGTAAAACAAAAAGTAAAACGAAAAGTAAACCGAAAAGTAAACCGAAAACGAAAAGTAAAAAAAAGAAACCATCTAATAAAGGCAAACGCACTAATAAATTTATAACCAGACCCAGAAATTACTTTTTCATAAATTAAAAATGTGTTTGTAGACTCTCCTTTTCTAAGTTTTAATCCATGTTTTTTAATGTTTTATAAATTAAAAATGTGTTTGTAGACTCTCCTTTTCTAAGTTTTAATCCATGTTTTTTAATGTTTTATAAATTAAAGTGACTATTCAAGACTCTCAATTTCAAAGTTTTATTTTTATATTTTTTAACCTTTTTAATATTTTTACTAGTAGTATTAGTAGTACATCATGTTCTCATAACCATTACAAATTCCCAATATAGGAAACGGTCTATAATGCGAATTTATAGCTGTTGCTCT